TTGTTGCTGTTTTTGAAAGACAAGATGGATCTGTTGCAATATCTGCAACAACAAATGTTGTGTGCGGTATTACAAAGATAGCATACGCTTCACCTGATGTTTCATTAAGCGCTATGGGGGCAGCTCTGACTGTTGACGCTGAAAAGATTGCAATATCTGGATCTTCTATTGGTAGTTCATTAAATGTTAATAATGTTTCAATTCTTAAAACTTCTAAGGCTAGTTCTGCAATTAATGTGTCAGCAAATTTGAATTCAAGTATAGTCAGAATAGCTAAAATTTCTGCGGCTCTTTCGGCCAATGTTAACTTGTCTATTCTCGGCAAAATTGTTCTTTTAACTATTCGCATTAATATGTTAAATAATCTTAACCTTATACCAAGAATAGTAAGGTATGAGCCTCAATCTGGGGGAGTAGAGTCTCTTGATACTCAAGAGATAAGAACTTTGTTGTCTATAGACAATCGTGTAATAACTGGTCATAACCGGCAATTCCAGTCCTCACTTGAGCCTGTTTTTATTGAAAATAAAAATGTTAACAATATTAGGTCAAGATATTACAAATCCACAACAAGAGCAAGTAGGAGAACCTTTGTTTTGTCATGGTCTTTTTTGCCAAACAGTAAAGAAAAAACCGTTGATGACCGATGGGCTCGGGATTATATATCGTCAGTAGCTAACGACCCAGATTACCATGTTTTAAAAATTACAAATATGGATTCTTCAGGGCTTACTCCGGCTTCAGAAACAAGTTATAATGTATTAGTAACGGATTACAGCGAAACTTTAATTAGAAGAGATATTGCTGATAATTCTTATTATTGGGATTGCTCAATAACTCTAGGAGAAATTTAATGCTAACTCATGGATTGTATGGTAAACCAATTTCTAATACTTTTATAGAAAAAACTTCGGCTATTTCTCAAAAAATTAAACCATTAGTTATTGCTCATTGGTTGGATAGTAGGCATATTGATAAGGTTGATGCAAACACAGAAATAGCTTCAAGTAATGCTACTTTTCAAATACCATCTTCTAACGACATCGTTAATGAGTCTTATCAGATGCTTTCTGAAAACAGATCTCTTTCTGATAATGAAATAACTTTTAATAAAGCAAAAAGGGCTAATTTTTATTTTACCCCAAATGAATCAATTAATGGAATAGAGAGGGAATCTTTCCCTTGGGCTGTTGCTGGCGCAAAAGATGTCTACGGGAATATCATTACGGCTAATGGGAATTGGCATTGTATGCCAACATCTAGTACTTCAAAAAATAATTCTTTTGATTTAGATGATAATTTTGAATTCGGGTTTTGGTCATCTACGAAAAGTACTTCTAATCTTCATGCAACAAAGCTTGGTTACGAGTTTGCTACCCCAGTAGTTTTGACTTATTTATTTACGGCAAGACCGATAAATGTTATTAAGATTATAACTTCAGAACATTACGGTCAAATAAAATCATATAATGTAAAAGCTTATGTAAATACTTCAACTTTGGTTTTTGATCAAGATGGGGAGATACCAGAAGATAATTATTATTTAACTCATTATCTTGAGGGGATATCTAATACATCTATTAATAAGATATTAGTAACAATATATACAACCAAAAATAAATTAGATAATGCTCGGGTTCAAGAAGTATGCCCTATTTACGAAAAAGATATGACCGATTATGTAATTGATGTTAATGTCTCTAAAGTCAGAGATGTTCATGAAACAAGTCTTCCTATTGCTGGTGGAGGTTCTTCTACTGCATCTATCAATTTCAACAACAGTAATAAAGATTTTAATATATTTAGTTCCGGGTCCCAGTTTGGAAAATATATGAAGAAAGATTTAAGATTCTATGTATATGGCGGTTGGCAGATTGAAAAAACTGATGAATATGTTATATCAACTTTTTTAACAAATTCTATAAATGCTAATTCAAATACAATTCCGGCAGGCACAACATACGGTTTTCCAGACGGAGGCGGTAATAATAATTTTATACTAATAATTAACAAAGATACAGTTAATCGTGAATATGTTTTGTGTTCAAAAAGCACACCTTTTGTTTTTAATGTTATTCAAAGAGGCTATGGGGGCTCGGTAGCCAGATCTCATAGCGCAAATTCTACTGTACATTTTGATACTTTTGAGTATGTTCCTTACGGAGTATTTTACGTTGATGAGTGGCAAGCTTCTTCTTCTTCAATGACAGTAAGCGCTTCTTTGACTAATTGGAGTAAATTTTTGAATGAAAAAACTTTTAATAAAGGATTTTTCTTACAAGATACAACTGTAGCTTTTGCGTCTAAAAATATTTTGATGAATGTTAATTTTCCTGAATCTGATGTTTCTTATTTATCAAAACCATCTGAATCTTATACAAAAAATAATGCAATATTGCATTATGGATTTAATGAAAATATTGTTGACAGGGACAATGCGACTAGGACTATATCAAATTCTTTAAGGGCTAGATTTGTTGAAGTTACATCTAACGATTTAGTTGGGTTAAAAGATATATTGCTTGATGCTAACGATAAAGATTTAAGCATTATGGAGAAAGCTTTAGATATAAAATCTTATTTTACTCCTTCATTAACAACGACCTCTAACCAAATATCCACTCAAGATCAAGCCTACCCTGTTGCGTTGAATTTTACTACTGGAACTTTTACAAAAACTGCCGGTGGTTCTGTGTCCGAATCATATAACGGCGTTTTTGATGGGTTTTATGTTCCAGACACTTCGGGCAATCAAAGCATAATGATTTTGATAAATAGAGGAGGTGTTCGTGTTTATTTGGATAAAATTTTAATTATAAATGATTGGTATTCTATTGAATCTGGCTCCAATTCATTAGTCACCGTGGAGTCAGATAATTACAACCTGACGGCTGGAAAATCTTATGAATTAAGAATAGAGTTTTTTACTGGTACGCTTCAAACTGGAACTCCTTTTCAGATTAAATTAAAAAGAAATGATAATGGCGGAATTGATTGGGTGTATTCTGATCAAACATACACAATGTCTGCCTTAGACCGAATAGGCTCTAGGTCAAATCAATCATATTTGTCTTTTAATAGTTCAACGGGCAGGTGGTCTGTTGTCCCTAGCCAAAATCAAATAGAAAGATCGGCTAGAAGGAATAATGCTTTATATATTGGCACTCCAGTTTTGTCTCAACCTGGCGGTGTTGTTTCTGATGTTGATAACAAAAGTTTACTTCTTTCGTCAAATTCATATTTAAGAGTTCCTTATGATATATCATATGACATTTTTAATAGTAATTCTCACACATATACTGGTGATTTTACAATTTCTACATTTATAAAATTTAATCAGGGTTCTTTTTCAAATACTGGTGAATTTATCAGTAATTGGAGTAATGCGTCATCAAATTCTGGTTTTGAATTATTTTATAATTCTTCAATGCATGGTTTAAAAATGATAACAAGTTCAGGTGTTCAGACAATTTCATCTAATACTGCGTTGTCAAATTCTGCTTTTACATTAATGTCATTTACGCTTGATGGTACTTCTTTAAAATATTACATAAATGGTTCTTTATCCAATAGTATTACTATATCAGGTACTCCAGTTTCGTATTCTAATAAAGACCTTTGCATTGGTGGGCGTGGTGCTAAGTATGAATCTTCCAATGAAGTTGCACCTAGCGCAATTAGGGAATTTACAATTGATGAGTTTGCTATATTTAATAAAGCTTTAAATGCAGAACAAAATTTAAATAATTATATAGAAACACAAATGCAACCAACAGATGTTTTTCCTTTTATATATGGAAATGACACCACTGCGCAAAGTATAATCAATGATATAAGTTTAGCTGATCTTGGTCGCTTATATATTGATGAAAATCAAAAAGCAAAATATGAACATTTTAATAGATTTTTTGAATCCACTATAGATCAACATGCAAATGTGCAACAAATATTTTCTGATACAACAAATATTATAGATGCTAGTTATAATGTTCAATTACAAACAAATAAAGTTGTTGTAAAAATTGCAGGAGTGACAAATAATTTAATTGCTAGGCAATCTTTGTGGAGAGCTGAAGACCCAACATCTCTTGGTGTCGTTGAATTAACATCAAACATTACGAGTACGTCTAATTCTATTCCGGTAAGTACGACTGATGATCCAACTTTTCCAAAATCAGGATATCTTAAAATTAATAACGAAATTGTAAAATATAGTAATACAACTAGTAATTCTTTTTTGACTGTTGAAAGAGCTCAATTTGACACAACAGCGGCATCTCATTCTGACGGAGCCCTTGTTAGGGAGGTTCGTAGTTTTGATATTAAGTTTGATAAGACACCAGCTTTTAGAGTTCAAAATCCATTGATAACAAATCTTAATGAGCCAGAGCCTGCTTTAATTGAAATGATTAAATATGAATCTAATCATTATGGTGCTAAATTGATTATTGCTGCTTCAAACGCAACAACTTCTGGTTCACTTATTTATGTTGAGGGAGAAAACCCTGCGGATAATACAAAAGCTTTTGCGTCAATAGCCGGAATACCAGTTGTTGTAACTGAAGCTAAAGGTGAAGTTTTAGAAAAAGTTGCAAAACTTAATGATAATATTAGAAAATATGGTCTTAAAGAATTAATTATTGAAAACGAATTTATTACTAATTTAGAAAAAGCACAAAGAATAGCTAATTTTATTATTAATAAAATGAGTGATCCTGTACCTATTATAACTTTAAATATATTGCCAAACCCTAGAATACAATTAGGCGATAGAATAAAGATATCTTCAATGGATTCTTTTGATATAATTAATGGAGAGTATTGGGTTATCAGTACCGAGTGTGGGTTCTCCGACAGCCCATCGCAAAGCATTACTGTCAGGAAGGTGGTGTAGTGAGCAGGCTAAGATCTGGTTCCAGTGGGATTTCTGAAAGCAGCGTTGTTTTTTATAATGGCGGACACTCCCATGATGGAATATCAGCTGCGCTTATAGACACTGATGAATATTCAATTTATGATTGGACAGTTGGTTACGTTGGGTCTGGCTCAAGACTGTCTCGGCAAGTTTCAAATTTTAATTCTTTAAAAAATGTAATTTCAGACATTGTAACAGATACTGTTTTAGGCCCTTCGGGGATTAGGTTAGCTCCAAATACCTTGCATGCTATTAGTATTGTTTCTAACACTATTACTGCTGATCAGATTGCCGCTAATACAATTACAGCCAATGAATTGAACGCCAATATTGTTTTAATAAATCAAGTAATTAAAAGCAATAATTATGTGTCTGGAACCTCTGGTTGGGCTATTCACGGGAATGGGGCTGCCGAATTTGCTAACACATCAATTCGTGGTGCGCTGGTTGCAAACTCTGTTAGCACACCGGGAATTGATATTTTATCTAATGGCGCAATTGTAAGCACAAACTTTAATGTAACTCCTGCAGGAAATATAACAGCAACTAATGCGACATTAAGTGGCACAATAGAAGCATCAGAAATTTATATTAATTCCTTAAATTACTGGAATTCAAACGGTCAATTTAATGTTGGCACAGCAAACAATTATTTGTCTTATGATGGCACAGATTTGGAATTAAGTGGTGCTGTTAATGCTACATCTGGAAGCATTGGTGATTGGTCTATTTCAGGTGGAGATATATCTGCTGGAGATACTACATTGCGATCAGATGGGACAGCTGAGTTTGGTACGGCATTGCTAATTGGTAATAACGACATTGGTTTTGCTGAAGATATTGTTGCTACTAATATTATTAGGAGCGCACAATTTGAGCTATCTACTGCAAAAGGCATTTTTTACACAGCAACAGCAGCAGCCGCGGGTACAAATGATTATGGTATTTCATTCTTTTATAATAACACTAATCTTTATGCTCGTATTTTTAACTCAAGCACTAACACTGCAAACAATGTTTGCCTTACTAACTGTGGTTCTTCACCTACCCCAACACCTTCTCCAACACCTACCCCAACGCCTACACCTACTCCCACTCCAACACCTACGCCAACACCTACTCCTACTCCAACTCCAACACCTACTCCGTATGGAGGCCCTGGTCCTGGCCCAACACCTACGCCTGTCCCAACACCCGTTCCTGTTCCTGTTCCCACACCTGTACCTGTTCCTATTAATTGCTCCCCTGCATGCCCACAAGACTTTATTTGTTATGATGGATACTGCATTGGTTAATGGTATACTTTAATAAAGGAGAAATATGGCTACTAGAAGATTTGTTTTAATTGCAGAAGGTGATGTGTTTATGCAAGTTCAATTTGATGATGAAATTTCTTCGCCCAATGCTGCTGCATGGGCTGCTGGTTTAGCGAGCAATCCTACGGTGATTGAAGTAACGGATCAACCAAATGTTGCCCCCGGTTGGGCTTGGAATGGGGATTCTTTTACACCACCACAATGAATTCTCCCTGGAGAGAATACAATATAAATTTAAATTTATATAATGCGTTCCGTTCATGGAATGGGGGGTTGTTTAATCAATTAATAACTTTAGAAACAGCCATTGGCATATCTTATTTTCTTGATACTCCAATGTATATACATGATGTACGAAGACTAAACAGTTTGTCGGAATCTTTTGAAGATAAAAATAATTATATTACAGATTTTATAGACATGACACCTTTTGAAAACATATTTTTTTCAAAACAAATTATTCAAATTCCATCAACTCAACAAAATCATATAGAGAATTTAATGAATACATTTATCCCAGTAATTGATAGTGATGTATATGTAGAAAATTTTTCTGAAGGAAGGAATAAGTTAATAATTGATAAAAATAAATTTTATTATTTTAATAATAATTTATCATATTATTCTATAATGTTTTATAATAGAACAAATTTATTTAATAAATATTTAAAACAATTAAAATTTAAACAAGAATATATTGATTTAGCTAATATGATTTCATCTATGATAGGTAAATTTGCTGGCATTCATTTAAGGCAAACTGATTTTGCACAGACAATTTATTCAGTTAAATTAGAAGAATACAATAAAGCAATTGATTTGTTAAAATTAAATAATAAATTAATTATAGTTTCTACCGATGATGTTAAATCAGAAATCTGCATTGAAGATGGGCAAGTTTTGTATATTGATAATTTAATAAAAGATAATTTTATGAATGAGTTTAGGCAATTAAGCATAACAAGTAAAATCTCTTTTGATTTAATTTGTATGTTAATAATGTGCAATTCGCAAGATTTTATTGGAACTATCGGAAGTACATATTCTGGGTTAATACATAGAAATATAAATCAAAAAAATAAAAATACTCATCATTGGAGAAATATGGGTGATGATAATCAAATCACTGGATCTCCATTTTCTTGGAATTCATATGATACAATAACAATAGGTAAAAAATTATGGTGGCGAGAGTGGAAGGAAAGTTATATGGAGGATTCCAATGTCAGCTTGGTCTGAATATAAAGAAAGAATAGGTCAATCAAGACCATGGCATTTATTAGATCCAAATATGCAAAAAATTAGCGCTGAAGAGTCCGATAAGAGATACAGCGTTTGTTTGTCTTGTGATAGATTAATTAAATTAACAAAACAATGCAAAGAGTGTGGTTGCATTATGTCAGCAAAAGTAAAATTACAAAATGCAACATGTCCACTTAATAAATGGTAAATATGATCTTACAAGACCCGTTTATAGTTTCAAATATATTTGACGATATTTATTTTAATGCTTTGCAGAAATATGCAATGAATCTTTGGGCCAATGATAATGGCTCTTCTTATGAGCCAGGGTTTGGGAGATACCAGTGGGCAAATACTGAAATTTTAAATGAAGGTTCGGAATTGCTTTTACCAATGGCTAAGGAAAAATTTAAAAGTAATACATTAAAACCATCTTGGAATTTACTAGTAATTTATCAAACAGAAAACGCAAAATTATATAAACATAAAGATGATAACGCCTGCACATATGCCATTGATTATTGTTTATTTCAAAAAGAACCATGGGATTTGTGGGTTGAGAATAAGCCATATACTTTAAATGAAAATCAAGCTCTTTTCATGCATGGGTGCGATCAAGAACATTGGAGAGAAAATTTTCCTAGCCCTAGAACAAATTTGACCGCATGTGTATTTTATTTCTTTACGGAGCCAGACCACTGGTATTTTACAGAGGGTCCATCTTATTTAGATAATGTTATTAGAGCAAAGAAATAATGAGGTATAATAGATAAATGGCTTACGAAAACTACTCCTTTGTGTCTTGGTCTGATGGCACTCCTTTAACTGGTGAAAGACTAGCTCAGATGTCTATGAACATGGAGCAAATTAGGGATGCTAACGATAGAAAACCTTCGGGCATTCTCCAGCTAGTTCAGTCTACTACTTCAGGCCTTGTTGCTAATGTTGTTGCTACAAACTCTTTAGTTATTCAATTGACTAACCCTAATGGCGGTTCTGATCAAAGAATCACTATCCCTGCCGATAGATATTATCGCGTTACCTGCGTTTTCCCTGGGTTTGAGATATTAAACAAGGGAGCTGAAGATTCAGTTTTAAGTTTAAAAATTTATCAAGTAGCGTCTGGGTTTGATGCGGCTAGCCCTATTATGCAATGGGACATGACTCCACCTCCTCATGCGTTTTACAACGTTACAAGTAATGCTAACATTTTAGCCAGTGAGCAATCATATAAGAGTCAGACGACAACAATTGGGGCAGGTACATACTCGGCAGTGGCAACAAGTGGCGGTGGTTTATCTCAACAATCATTTTCGGTTGTGGTAAAAAGAACTTTTGTATCTGGTGCAACAAATGCGCCAACTGTTAGCGTAGGGGCTACGGCTATTAAAAAATTGCAACTTTTTGTTGAGGATATTGGCGCAGGCTCTTAGTGGTAAAAAGAGTTTTGGCATCAAAAAGAGAAGATGTTGATTGGGCTTTAAGATCTATTAGCGGAGAAAACAACCCTAATTATGGTGGCGGTAAATATGTTGACGATAAAGGATACGTTAGAATTTTAGATCAAAATCACCCATTTAATATTAAAGGTTATGTTTATGAGCATCGTGCTGTTTTTGAAAAATACTTGAATCGCCATGTTCAACCTTGGGAAACTGTTCATCATATAAATGAAATAAAAAGCGATAATCGTTTAAATAATTTATTTTTATGCACTCACTCCGAGCATAGCGCTCTCCATAGAGAAGGCCGAAAGCCAACTGCTGAGCATCGGGAAAAAATGCGCCAAACTATGAAAAAAAGAAACAAAGACATCAGGGACAGCGTTAAAAATAAAAATATTAATATTTAAACATTAAAGGGCAAACTGCTCTTTCCATATGATAATATGTAACTCTAACCGATAGGAGCTATATGAAGCAATGCGAAGGTACTGGTTGTAATTACAAGTTTGAACCAAAAACGGCAAATCAAAGATATGCAGACAATAGTTGTCGCAAAACTTTAGATAAAGACGGTATTTGCAGAGTGAGAAGGGAATCTCGTGGTCCGCTATGGCCTGTTGTTAATCAAGGTCCTGCTATCCGCTTGCCAAAGCCAAGAAGTGTTGCAAAGAAAACTGCAAAATATAAAAAATGCGTAGTTGTCCCAGACGCTCAAATTGGTTATTACAGAGGTCGTGATGGGAAGCTAGAGCCGACTCATGATGAGAAAGCAATTGAAATTATGCTTGCAATTGTTCGTGATGTAAAGCCAGATTCAGTGGTTTGCGTTGGTGATAATTTGGATTTTCCAACTTTAGGAAAATATATAACAACACCTGCGTATCAGCAAACTATGCAGGCTTCAATTGATCGGGCAACAACATTTTGTGCTCAACTCAGAGAGGCTGCTCCGTCAGCAAAAATAGTTTGGCTTGCTGGTAATCACGAAGAGCGAATGCCGAAATATTTGTTAGTAAATGCTGTTGCAGCGTATGGAATTCGTAAAGGAAATACTCCCGATTCTTGGCCGGTATTAACTGTTCCATATCTTGCTCGCATGGATGATTTCGGAGTAGAGTACAGACCAGGTTATCCGGCTTCTGATTTTTGGATTAATGAAAAATTAAGAATTATTCACGGAGATAGAGTTAAATCTTCAGGTTCAACAGCTCATATTTATTTAAATAGCGAAAAGACTAGTGTGATCTACGGACACATTCATCGTATTGAAACCGCATTTAAAACTCGTGAGGACTTTGATGGCTCTCGCACAACTATGGCAGCATCTCCTGGATGCTTGGCAAGAATTGATGGCGCAGTGCCTTCAACTAAAGGCGGTGTTGACCTTGACGGTAGACCGCTTGTTAGGTATGAGAATTGGCAACAAGGTGTTGGTATCGTTACATACGAAACAACAGGACAGCATAAATTCTTTTATGAGGTTACGCCAATATATAACGGATGGGCAATCTACAAAGACAAGGAGTATTTTGCTAAATGAAAGTTAAAATATTAAATAATTTTCGTTGTTCAAAATGCGGAGGTTTGAAGTATGTCGGAGATCCGTATTACGCTATGCAAAGATATTGGGTTGACATTACCTGTATCAGGTGTTCTCATAGCGCAGATGTTGAATTGAGGAAGATAAATAGGATATTGGGTGCTTTAGGTTTTAAACAAATTAATGGGTCTAACCCTGCTCAGAATTATTCTAAACAGAAAGAGTAAATTTCTATGATTACAAATAAAATAATTTCTAACAAATTTTATAAATTTGGTAATGATATTGTTAAGATTGTAAAAATTTTAAAATCTCAAAACAAATTGGTGTTGGTAAATTTGTCAAACATGGAGCAATCAAGTATGCCATTTGAACAAGCCGATTTGGTTCTGCACAGGATATATACTATTGGGGAAGTGTCTAAGATTGTTAACAAAAGATCAGACACTATTCGGAAGTATGAGAAAAATAATTTAATACCGCAAAGTAAAAAATTTGGTGATAAGTGTGTAAGTTATAAAAATTGGAGATACTATGATACACAGGATGTGTATGATATGGTAGCTTTCTTTTCTGGGAGAATCCCAGGAAGGCCTATTAATAATAAGACAGTAAAGCAAAGAATAATATCCATTGAACAACAAGTTAAACTGAGGAGAAATTAATATGACAAAAGTAAATGATAACAAAGTAGAAGTGTGGGCTTCAATTGGTATTACCAAAAATCTTGGTAATTACGAATCATTACGCCTTGACGCTGGTGCCAAAATGACATGTCTATCCATTGAAGATGAAGAGGCTTGGAAGAAGTTATGGCAATCTGTTGATGCTCAAATTGAATCAAAGTTGCAAGAACTTGACGCTGAAAAGCAGTAATGAAAAAAAACTGGAGAGAACTAGCTCTCTGTTCAAATGACAAAAATAGTGAGAAATGGTTTTCTTACAATATTGATGATATTCAATATGCCAAATCTGTATGTAAAAAGTGCACAGTTAGGAAAGAGTGTATTTCTGCAGCTTTGATGGGAAACTTTTATGGCGTTAACGCCGGTATATCAGAGTATGATTATAAACTAATAACTTGGAAGAAAGCGAAGAAAAAAAATGACTCTAACTGGTCAAGAACTGATAGAACACTTCAAGAATTGTTGCGAAAAGCGAAATAAGTTATTTATCCCAGATTCACCACGTCAAGAAGCAGTTGCTGAAGCTCTAGCTAAATTTTATAATTCTGAAATTTTGTTAAAGGCTTGCGATTTGTTTATCAAATCAAACAATGGTCCTTTTATTATTTTTGATTTTGCTATTCAATCCAAAACTTATGCTGATAAAATTCAATTTGACTCTAAGTCATCTGAGAAATTCAAAGATGTTGTCAAGCAAACCAAACTACGAATGGAGTTAGAGTGAACTACGAAATTAGGTTGATCAATAGCATTGTTGAAACAAACAATTATGTTTCTGCGGTCAATGGTGGTGTTGAGAATGTTTTTAAAGAGTACCGTGATATTTGGAATTTTGTTGTAAATCATCACGATACACACAAGAAGGTCCCGTCTAAGGAAACGATTAAACAGCACTATCCTGACTTTGAATTCATCGCTACCCCCGAGCCTCTTGAGTATTACATAGATGAAGCCAAAAGAGAATCCTTGTCGTATCAAACTCGCAGTATTGTTTCTAAAGCGCACAATCTAATTTCTGAGCTTGGACCTAGGGAAGCGTTGTCTTATTTGATGGAAGAAACTTCTAAGGTTTATAAGTTTGCTTCTAGTTTAAAAGATACCGATTTGGTTGGCGATTGGCGAGAAAGGTTTGATGATTTAACTGAAAGATCTAAAAATCACAAAGAAATCCAAGGTATCCCTAGTGGTATAAAAGTTATTGACAAAGTTTTTGGTGGTTGGCAAGCTGGGGATTTTGTGGTTCTTTTAGGGTGGACTGGTGTTGGTAAATCTTTTATTGCAAGATTATTCGCTGTTAATGCTTGGAAAGCTGGCTACAGGCCAATGATTATTTCATTGGAAATGAATAAGCAACAAGAAGGTCAGAGATTAGACACTTTGTTAAACAATGGCGAAGGTCATTTTACAAACACTGATTTGATAAAAGCAAACGCAAATATTCTTGACACTTACGAGAAATGGGCTGATGCAACATTTGCTGGTAAGCAACCAATTTATTTGATCACTTCCGAAGGTGTTGAAACGGCAGACCAAAACATGGTGCAAGCAAAAATTGATCAATACCATCCGGACATGGTAATTTTGGATTATCACGGGTTGTTTGATGATAGTTCTGGGTCAAAAACAGAAACTGAAAAAGCCAAGAACCTTTCTAAGGCTTTTAAGAGAATTGCTGTGCGAAACTCTATTCCGATCATAGATGTTGCCGCAGTAACAATGTCAGAGGGGCATTCTGAAAGACCACCAGAGTTAGAAGAAGTTGCTTGGAGTAAACAATTGGCTTATGATGCCGACCTTGTGTTAGCGATTCATAGAGAGCCCAATTCTGATTTGTTTCAAGTTGTGTCTAGAAAAGTTAGAAGAGCAACGCAATTTGGTTTTTATTTAAGATGGAACTTGGAAACAGGCAAATGGGAAGAGGAGTGGGATATCTAATGTCTAAAGTTATTTCGGGGCAAGCAGCCGACATTGAAACAATTAATAAGCTAAGACCTTGGTTGGAAGACGAAGCCAGGGCAAAGTATGGCTATATTGGTAAAACTAAATTAATTACTGATTATGATAAAGATACTCAAACGTATTCATTTTCTTTAGATTTTTATGAATCTTGAAAAAGAAATTAAAGATTTATTTCTAAATCACAATATATATATTAGTTCTAGCACTAGTGATGAGATAAATGTATTTTGTCCATTTCATAAAAATAGCAATAGTGCTGCTATGTATATCAATGTAAGAACCGGTCTTTGGCAATGCTTTAATCCGTCTTGTGCTAAGAAAGGTAATTTTAAACAACTATATTTTGGCATTACTGGAAAATCTTTTGGCAAGAGCACTCTTATAGATGTTACTGCTTTAGAAAAAGAATTAAATAAGTACAAAAATGAGTATGTAGTAGATAATTCTTTAAATATTGATGATATAGCAATAGATTATGAAAAAGATATTGATTTGCTAAATACTTTGATTGAAAGAGGACTTAGTGTAGAAACATTAAAGTATTTTGAAATTGGTTTTTCAAAAGAAAAAGATAGAGTGGTTATCCCTGTTAGGTCTGCAACTTACGAGCTTGTTGGGTTTATAGGTAGAGCAGTTGTTGATACTCAACAGCCGAGGTATCTGTACAATAAAGGTTTTAAGAGAGCAGATTATTTGTTTAATTTGCAGAACGCAAAGCTACACAGTGATGTTATAATAGTAGAAGGCAGTATTGATGCAATGTTTGTTCATCAAGCAGGATTCAGTAATGTCGTATCAAGTCTTGGTGCCGCAATCCCTAAAAGTCAGATAAGTTTGTTAAAGAAATATTTTGACAAAATTATTATTTTTTCTGACAACGATATGGCTGGAGAAGCCATGCGGGATGGTATCATAGAGCAATGCTTAGGAAAGAATATTTCCGTAGCAAAAGTTTCGGAAGGGTTGAAAGATCCTGGCGAAATGAATAAAGAACAAATACAGAATGCGATAAAATTCGCAAATAAAATCATATAGGAGACATTATGTCATTTACATCAATTAAAACATTAAAAGACCTTGAAAAGGCAGTAGGAGATAAAGGAGCAAAGTCAGGAGCAAAGAAATTCTTCACAGTTAACGCTGGGCAATCTTATAGAATTAGATTTCGCCAAGAGTTGACAGAAGATTCTAAGAATTACAATTCTGAAACCGGTACAGGCATCACTGTTCCGGTGGTTACTTCGGTAGTCAATTGGAAATGGAAAGTTGCTTCAACTTCGGGAATGGAAAAGTTCAATTATCGTTGTTGGGCAACTGAGCAATCTGTAGTTGATAAAGCGTGGAGGCCAAAGCCACATCTGCTTATCAATATTGCAGTTGAAATAGAGCCAGGTGTATGGGAGCCAAGAGTGTTGGATACAACATTTAATCAACGCCATATTGGTCTTACATTACTTGAATACGCTAAAGAATTTGGCACAATTACTGACAGATTCTATAAGTATTCTAGAACAGGCACAGGTGCTTCGGACACAAACTATAGTTTGATCCCACTTGAAACATCACCTGAAACTCAAGCAATTAAGGATATGCCATTTCATCAACTTGATTCGGTATACAAGCTTTTGCCATACGAGCAACAGCAAGCATTTTTAACCACAGGCGAAGTTAAAGACAGCTGGTAAAATAATCTAGGGATTCGTCCCTTGGTTCGGGTTATTAGCTCAATGGTTAGAGCAGGGTGCTCATAACGCCTTGGTTGTTGGTTCAATTCCAACATAACCCACTATGAAAAAAAGCATTGTATTAGATTTAGATGGAGTTATTGCTGACATTGATACAGCAATATCTGACTATCTGCATTATGATTGCGGTGTCAATGTTGATTATTCTAAATGGCTTACTACTAATACTAAAGATGAAGAAGCTTTGAAATTATTTTCTAATCCAATTTTTTGGAAAAACATTAAACCATTAGAAGATTCTTGGCATAAATGTAATGAATGGTTTAGTAACAATGTTGACATTTATATTGTCACTGCTAGAAAGCAACAAGCTTCGGTTGCTTCAACTCAAAAATGGCTTGATGAATGGAACATTGGGCACAATAAAGTTTATTTTTCTGATTTTGGAAAAAAGATTGACATCATTAAAGAGATCAATCCAGCGTTTGTGGTTGAAGACAATTTTAACGAAATAAAAGTTTTGCAAAAATCCGGTGTTAAGTGTTATCTTAAAAAGGCGTGGTATAATAAAAAGTATTGGGAAACATTTGATAGTATTGATTCACTATACGACATTAGATTGGATTAAGAAGTGACCGATTTTGTACATTTACATTGTCATTCTGAATACTCATTGCTTGACGGAATGTCAACACCCGATGAGATAGCCAAAATTACCAGCACGAACGGGCAAATTGCTGCCGCCATTACCGATCACGGAACTATGGGAGGCGTACTCAAATTCCAAAATGCTTGCATTAAACACCAAGTTAAACCTTTGTTTGGCATTGAGTCATATTTTGTCCCGTCTGTCAGTACCGATGTAGAGGATAAATCGGAAAGATTTCATTTGATTTTGCTGGCTAAGAATGATGAAGGTTTAAAGAAGTTATTTAAGATAAATGAGATTGCCTGGAATAAGAATTTTTATTATAAGCCAAGAATGGACTTTGACCTTCTGGAAGATTTGGTAGATAACGATGTTGTTGCCCTATCTGGCTGTATGGCAAGCGCTATTTCTAAAGCAATCATGTCTGGTAATACAGCAAGAGCAGAAGAGCTGTCGGAAAGATTTATCAAAATATTTAAAGATGATTTCTACTACGAAGTTCAGGCTTGGAACCCTAAAGAACTTAATGACGGAATTTTTGATTTGGCTAAAACTTTTGGGAGGAAGGTTGTTGGAACAGCAGACTGTCATTTCCCTTCACATAAGGATAAAGGATGTGAAGAGATTTTGTTGATGATATCTCAATATACGGGGTTGTCTCCAGCCGATCAGAGGTATGCGAAAGACCATGCTCATATTGCTAATGATATGTCTTTGGACTTGGTGGCGAAAGTCAATAATATGTATCCTAATAGGTATCTTAGGTTTGATGAGATTAATCCGTATGTGGCTCATGTTGATGAGGTGGCTTCGTGGTTTTGCGATGCTGGGTATGATAGAATTGATATTTTAGAGAATACTTTGGAAGTTGCGGAGAAGTGTACCGCTCGTATACACAAGCATAAGAATTTGCTTCCAAAGTATCTTAAAAATTTGGATTCTGATGAGTATTTGGGTGAGCTTTGTCGGTTTAAGTTGGATGGTTTGGGGTTGGGCCCTGAGTATGGTGTGCGTTTGGCTGAGGAGCTTGGTGTTATTAAGCAGCTTGGTTTTGCCGATTATTTTTTGGTTGTTTGGGATTTGGTTAAGTGGGCTGATAATAATGGTATTGGTCGGGGTACTGGTCGTGGTTCTGTTGGTGGTAGTTTGTTGGCGTTTTTGTTGGAGATTACGGATGTTGATCCGATTAAGTATAATCTTTTGTTTGCGCGTTTTATAAATCCTGAGCGCAATGATTATCCGGATATTGATTTGGATTTTGAGGATAAGCGCCGTGAGGAGGTTCGTGAGTATTTGGCGAAGCGTTGGGGCGAGGATAAGGTTGCGGCGATTTCTATTTATGGTGAGTTTAAGCCGAAGTCTGCTGTTAAGGATGTTGCTCGTGTGTTGCAAGTTCCTTTTGCGGAAATTAATGCGATTACTCCGTATTTTGAGACTATTGATGAGTTGAAGAAGACTGATAAGGGTAAGATTTTTACGAGGAAGTATCCTGAGATTACTAATATTGCTGAGCGTTTGCAAGATCGTATTCGTAATGCTGGGGTTCATGCTGCTGGTATGGTTGTTTCGGCGTTGCCACTTAATGAGGTTTGCCCTGTTGAATCCCGAAAAGATTCTCAAGGTTCTGAGCGAACGATGGTTTCTGCTTTTGATATGGTTGACGCTGAGGCTGTCGGGCTTATTAAAATTGACATTTTGGGTCTAAAGACTGTTTCTGTGATTAAAGATTGCTTAGCGAGCATTCAGAAGCGTTATGGACTTGATGTGAAGCAGGCTTCGTTGGGTCTTGATGATCCTAAGGTGTTTGAGAATTTCAATAACGGTAATACTGTCGGGGTGTTTCAGACTGATGCTGCTGCTTATCGGAATTTGATTGAGCGTATGGGTATCAACAATTTTAATGATTTGGTTGTTTCTAATGCTTTGGTTCGGCCTGGTGCTTTGTTGTCGCAGGGTCAAAGGTATATTGATTGTAAGAAGGGTACAGCTAAGCCTCGTTATCCTAATGAGATTGTTAAACCTATTTTGGAGGAGACTTTCGGTACTGTTATTTTTCAGGAACAGTTGATGCAGATGGCTGTGTTGTTGGCTGATTTTACTTGGTCGGAAGCTGACTCTTTGAGGAAGATTATTGGTAAGAAGAGGGATGCTGCCGGCTTTGATAAATATAAGAGCAAGTTTGTTAACAACAAGTATTTGACTACTGCTCAGTCGGAAAAGATTTGGTCCGAGTTTGAAATGTCGGCTTTGTATATGTTTAACAAATCTCACGCTGTTGCTTACTCTATGATGTCGTATCAAACAATGTGGTTGAAAGTTAACTATCCGTTGGAGTTTTTGTTGGCGTTGTTGTTTAACGAATCCGCTAACGACAAAATTACTGCATACCTTATGGAAGCTCAAAGACTTGGGTTAACTATCTATCCTCCTGATATCAACAAATCAGATGAGTTCTTTTCTATTTCTACACCTGATGAGCCTTTGGGTATTAGGTTTGGGTTAACGAATATCGCAACTTGCGGTACTGCTGCTATCAAGGAGATATTTAACAAAAGACCATTTAATTCTTTTGAAGAGTTTAACAACAAGTGCAGTAAATCTGCTGTTAAAGCACCGTTGAGAGAGAACCTTGACAAAGTTGGGGCTTTTGTTTCTCTTGGGCACATATCTCAATACGATCATGCAAAATATTTTTTACCAATTCTTGGGTTCCCAATTAAAGCTAATGAGCATATAACTGAGATAGATGAATTTGTTGAGAACGCTTCTGATTTTCACGAAATCAATTCGGGTCTAACTTTAATTAAAGCAGTTGTCAGGTCAACGAAGAAAGCCAATAATTATCTTAGAATAGAATTTGAAGACCACTCTGGCTCGTGCACTGTGTTTGGTGAAAGAAATACAGAAGTCGCTCAAAGAGACTACCTTTACATTTTGATTGGTGATAGAACCTTGCATGCTTACTGCGATGTCTATGAAGCAGAGAATTCTAAACTTTGGAATATCATGATGCTAAAGAAAAAAGGTGAAGACCACGAATACTCTTGGCTCTACAAGCATGACATCGGATTTGTTACAGACCCAAAAACTTTGATGTACATTTTTAATATCAGAATATTTACAACATCTAAAGGTAAAGAAATGGCAAGTGTTTATTGTTGGGATGGTAGGCAATTCTTTAAGATAGTAATTTTTGCCAATGTGCTTAAAGGTGTAAAGAGCAGGTTGAAAGAAAATAGTTGGTATGCTGTTCGCCTGTCTCGTATTGAAGATAAAAATTCTTTAACGCGATTAGATTCATATAAGCTTGAATATTCTGATAAAATTATTAGTGTGGAAGAATATATTGAAAAAAAGAATTTAAAAAGAGAACAATTTGTATAATATTAGTTTTAGCGCTAATCAATCTCAGAGCATCCATGAAGGATATGGGTACTCTATTGATTGCCTTTGGGAACATATTGGGTCAAGCGGTTTACCTATTTTTTTTGACAAGATGGTTCCACCGAGTGAGATTGGTATGTTGCAAAAGTCTATCCCCGGATTTGGTTATTTTAAAAAAGTAAATTCAGCGGGTGATATTGTTATTAACATTTCAACGCCAGAAGCCTTTGTCAAATCTAACACATATTCGGTTGGTTTTACTTTTTGGGAAACAAACAAACTCCCAATTGATTGGGTTGAGCAATGTAATGAGATGGATGAAATTTGGACATGTTCCGTAGCCATGAAGGATGTTTTTATAAATTCTGGTGTGATTAAACCAGTACACGAATTTAAATTAGGCGTTGACCCAAAGATTTATTTTCCTAAAAAAAGAACTCCTCACAATAAATTTACATTTATATCAATAGGTTCTCCATCAACTCGTAAAAATTCTCAAATGTCGGTAGATGCTTTTCTAAAATTATTTGAAGGCAACCACGATTACAAATTAATTTACAAATCCAATGGGCCAGGTGATGCACGCTTACATAAAGGAACCAGTAATCAAAGCAGTATCAATTATCATCCTCAAATTGAAGTAATTGATTATCAAGTATCTCATGAAGAACTTGCTGCTATTTACGATAAAGCTGATTGCTTATTGTATCCGACAAGTGGTGAGGGCTGGGGGTTGATACCATTCCAGGCAATAGCCAAAGGTATTCCAACAATTTGCACAAATGTTTTGGCCTGCACAGAATTTGCAGAGATGTCTGTTCCTTTAGATTTTGTTTGGGGAAATAAAAATATGTCTGGACTGTATTCTAACGCTGGGGAGTGGGCTGAACCAAATTTTGATGACCTATGCGACAAGATGTTGTATGTAGTAAATAATTATCAGGAAATTTCTGATAAAACATATAAGAGTGCCGAGTTTATTAATCAAAATATGACTTGGGAATATGTTTCCAAAAAATATATAGATAGAATTAAATTAATTTTGGATCAAACAAAATGAAGTTAACTGTATA